GAGGCAGCTTGTAGAGATGGGCCAGCGTTACTGGTACTCAGCGATCTTTCAACCAGGCAACCCAATCTTCAGAAAACGGATCATCAACGAAGATACAACATTCACGATTAGCACCACAGGTTATTACACCGACAGGATCAACGGAAAGTTTGATTCTTGGAACAACTTTTTAGCCTTTTACAAAGAAGTGGAACTTGTTGATAACCCTGTAATCACAGTCGAAGTTGAAGACGGCACATACAATCAAGACATCTTGATTCCTGACCATCCAAACTTTGACGAAAATTTCACGCTTAAAGGCATCAATCGAGGGTCTACACCTTCGTTTAATGGTGTATTTGCTGATGACCTAGCGGCGCTTGAAGCGTACCTTCCTGCTAAATTTACAGGCTCCCTTACAGTTAATAAAAACGTAAATGTTCAAAACATATTATTCCACGGCTCTGGCTCTGGCTCCGGGGTCAACATAAATGAGTATTCTAACAAAATTCGATGGGTCGGAGCAATAAATTACAGCACAGGAGTTACGGATACGGCTGCTTACTTTAAGCCAGTATCGAATTTTTACGGCATGCACAACGCTGTATACGGCATCAGAGTAAATACTGGCGACACTATTCTCAACAGTGGGACCGTATCTTTCTTGTATAACGGGGCTAACGATTATTTGGCTTCATTGCTAGGTCGTATTTTCGCAGGGAATAAAGTGGGCGCAAGTTTTAACCCGGCAAGAGGATCAGGGCCAAACTCTACCGGCGCGGTGATTTATTAACTTATCAACTGTTAAGATTTTATTATGCACCCTCGTCAGCAATTGCGCCATGCCATCCGTGACCACCTGGCAGCGCAGCTGCCTGATGGTGGCTACTGGACACCAGCAGAAGCCCGCGTCTACGCCCAGCGCACCATTGAGCTAGAGCCGGACGAGTTACCCCTGATCTTGGTAACCGCACGCGAAGAAGATGTCGAACCTTTCAACGTCAGCGACTGGGATGGTGGTGACCGTCGCACCCTGCCGATTCAAATTGAATGCTTAGCAAAAGCCCTTGATGACGTGGACGACCGCCTTGACGCGCTTTGCTTGGGCGTGGAGCAGGCAATGGGCGGTTTGCTGGTGCAGGGACTGGAGACTGCCCACCTGCGCCTGCTGCGCACCGAGTCGGACGTGGATCGTGAAGGCGAGGTGCCGATTGGCGCAGCTCGCATGACCTTTCAAGCTCGCTACCTCAGCCACCGCCTCGGTGTGGACTTCGGCCTCTGGGATCGGGACTATCCTGACAACTGCCCAGCACCGGGCATTACATCCATCACGCTGCGGACACCGAACGGCAGCTCCGTAGACTCAGAAGAACTGGTGATCTGACATGGCAACCCGTCGCAGCTCACGCAGCAAGCCTGCACCCGAAGCGCAACCTCAGGCGTCCACCACACTCAAGACCGAAGACCTGGCACGTTTTCTGGGCCTGTCGGATGCCGGTGACAAGCGGCTGGAGGACTACCTTTCGGCCGCCATGACCGAAGCTGACAAGTTCATCGACCAGACTGTCCCCGCCGGCGGCCAGTCCCACACCTACAAGCAAGGCGTGCTGCACCTGGCCGCGAAGTTCTACGCCGCGGGCTCTGACAAGGTGGAGCACCCCACCGACATCCCACCCGTCTGCCGTTACTTCTTCGAGCTGGTGCGCCGTGAGCTTTCAAGTCCCGCGCAGTAGTCGCCGCACCGGTGGCGTCGGCGTCTTCGAGAACACCGAAAGCGCACGCAACGTTGAGAACGTAGTTCGCACCGGCAAGGTCAAGGAGGTTGACCTGGAGCGGCGCCTGGTGCGGGTGTGCATCGGTGAGGGCGAGGCATGCCTCGAAACTGCATGGCTGCCTGTGCTGGAGGGTTCAGCCTCCGCCACCAGGGGCGGCCTGTCCGCGTGGGATCCCCCGCGGGTGGAAGACGTGGTGCAGGTGCTGTGCCCTGGCGGCGAGCTGACGCTGGGGGTGATCATGGCCTCCCAGTTCATGCACGCCAACGATGCGCCCTTTGGTGATCGCGCCAGCGGCTACGAATTTGGCGATCTGGGCCCTCCACGCGATGGCGTCTGGCGCCGCCTGTTCGGTGACGGCACGCTGCTCGAGTACGACCGCGACGCCAGCATGGTGCGGGTCGAAACGCCCGGCAGCGTCAAGGTCCACGCTTGCGGGCAGATCATTCTGAAGAGTCCCTTCATCCAGCTGGACGCAGACGCGGTGCACGTTACCGGCAAGCTGCTGCTCAGCGACAATGTGATCGGGATGAACCGGGAGCTCACCGGGAATGGTCCGTTGGATTTTCTGGGCGATCCCATCCACCTCAACAAAAACGGAGGCGTGTTTGGCATCGCTGGCACCCTGATCAGCCCTTTGGGGCTGACAACGATGGCCGGCGCCATTGGAGGCTTTGGCACCTTTGACGGATTGTTCAGCGGCCTGGTGGACGGCCTTGGCGCTCCTATGAACTTGGACAGCTTTCTCGGTGCTGGTGGTCTGCTCGGCAGCCTGCCGGCTGACATCCTGGGGGCTGGTTTCAACGCCCTGGGCGTCATTAACACTCTCGCCCCGCTCAGCTCCGCCATGGGATTCGTAAAGGATCCGGATCCTTTAGCGATCGACCCCTGGGGGATGGAGCTCTTTGCTACTGAGATCGCAAATACTTTCAATCTTCAGGTGCCCAGCGCGCCGAGCCCGCCGATCGGAACGCCTGGAACGTTTGACGGGTTTTCATTTATTGCCGGTTGGATTCAAGCCGGAGAGATCAATGTGAACGATCTTGTTCAGATCGCGCAAGGCTTTGGGCTTGGTTTGTTGCCGCAACAGGACCCTGATCTGGCTTTAATTGTCGATGCAGTGCTGAATGCTGCCCAGCAACTAACCACCGATCCCCAGACTGGCTTGCCTATAACACCGCCTGAAGCCACTTCTCAAAACCTGATGCAAGGACTGCGCAGCACCATGGCTGCCGTCACCGATCCCCAGCTGGCCGACACCATTGACAATCAAGGCCTGGTGCAGACCTGGGAGATGCTGTTCCACGGCGAAGTGCAACCCGGACAGATGATCGCCGACTACGTGAACAGCGGTGCAGTGAGCCTGGAAGAGCTGCTCGACATCAACACCCCGCTGCAGCGTCAAGGCAACACCGATCCCAGCGGTGGCTGCGGGATCCAGTTCAATCAGCCAACCTAGAATCGGCTGAGACGGGGTCCCCATTATGAAGGGCATGAACAGGGAGGGCGGCACCGACCTGGGGGGTTTCGACCACCTGCGCCAGTCGGTCATCGACATCCTGACGACCCCCAAGGGCACCCGCGTTATGCGGCGCGACTACGGCAGCAACCTGCCCCGACTGGTGGATCGCCCGGTCAACCAAAGCCTTATCGCAGCACTACGAGCCGAGACCGTGGACGCCCTGGCGAAATGGGAGCCCCGCTTACGATGCGAAAGGGTCAACCTGCTGGAGGTGGGCCAGGGCTCCGTCACCATGGAAATCACCTTCACCTACCTGCCTGACGGGCGGGAAGTGACGCTTCAAGATCTGCGCATCGGGGGTTTTCTGTGACCTTTAGCATCACCAACCTGCCCGAGCCCGAGCTGATCGAAGAGCTGGACTACGAGGCCATCTTCCGCGAGCTGATGGCCGATTTTCTGGAACGGCACCCGAACTACACCGCACTGCTGGAAAGCGATCCGGCGGTCAAGCTGCTGCAGGTGGTGGCCTACCGCGAGTTGATCCTCCGCCAGCGGGTGAACGACGCCTTCAAGGCCACCCTGCTGGCCTTTTCGGGCGGCGGAGACCTGGACAACCTGGCCGCGTTCTACGGGGTGGAGCGTCAGACCTCCGAGCCGGACAGCGACCTGCGCAGCCGCACCATCGAGCGCATCAAGGGCAGCAGCACCGCAGGTGGCGCGGCCTGGTATCGCTTTCAGACCCTGACGGCTGACGAGCGGGTGGTGGATGCCTTGGTCACCAGCCCCGACGCCGGGGAGGTGCGCATTGCAATCCTCAGCAACGAGGGCCCTGCAATCAAGGATGCCAGCGGCACCGAGCTCGACACGCTGGGCGCGGTCTACGGGCTAACCCGCAACACCCTGCAGAACGAAAGCGACACCGACTTCCGGGCCCGAGTGCTGCAGGAGGCCCTGGGCGGCCACGGCGATGGGGCTGCCAGCAGCCAGCTGCTTCAGGCGGTGAACACCAAGGTGCAGGCCGACGACGTGCGGGTGATCACCGACACGGTGGAGGTGATCAGCGCCACCATCGTTGAGGTCAATGTGGTGGCCAATGTCTATCTCTACCC